TACCCTAGATTCATTTATAGATGATGTTTTATATATGATAAATAATCCAGATATGAAGGTGAAAGATGATTAAATATATTATATACACACAACACTCTTGTACCTTTTGTAACAAAGCAAAAGATTTATTGCGAGAAGCAGGCGAACATTTTGAAGAACGATTATTAGATACACCTGCAAAGCTAAAAAGATTTAGAGATGCAGGACACACAACTGTACCACAAATCTTTTTACATATAGGTGGGTTTAATGAACTAGAAGAATTTATGTTTCCAGAAGATATAGAGTTTGACCCAGATATAAAACTTGTAGAGGAAACAAAACCTACTGCAAAGGTATTACCTTTTAGGATAGGTGCTATCTCTGGAGATATAGAGGAAGATAAATGAAATACAAAATAGAAATGGAGATTGACTTTGATAAAAGACCTACAAAAAAAGATGTATTAAACAAACTGTTTGATATGTTAAGAGACAACAAAGTTGAATACAAATTACATAAGTATAACAATAACTTATGGGAACAAATTAAGAGGAGTATTAAGAATGATAAACATAAATAAAGAAATGGTACAAATATTTGTAAGTATTTTAATATGGTATTTATTATGTTTTATTGTGCCTTACATAGGGTATTGACTATATGAAAAATGTAATGTATAATAAAACTAATGTAAAAAAACAAATGTTTGTTATAGCTATGCCATACCCTAATAAGAACAAGTTACCAGATATTTTAGAGGAAGAAGATGGTCAGGTTATGTATTTTAAAAGAAAGAAAGATGCTATAATTTTTTTACAAAATTTATATGATGAAAGAAATATACATATACAAGCATTAATAGATGATAACATAGAAATTATGAGGGTACAATAATGGATATATTAAAACAACAGATTAAAGAAGAAGCTAAAGAAATAAATATACTACGAAAAAGAATTACAGAATTAAATTCTAAAGTTTCTATTTTAGAAAAAGAGTTAAGTCAATATAAAAGAATACAAAGTGATTTTGGTTATGATTTAGTTGTAGAAAATCCAGATGCAAGTCATATTAAAGATGAGTAGAGAAAGAGAAAGAAGATTAAAAGCTACAGGTAAATGGTTTAAAAAAAGCAAAGAAAAAAAATTATGGGTCAATCATATTTTTCCTATAATTTTATTTATTAGTTTTTTATTTTATTTAATTTCGTTATAAGAGAAGAAAAATGAATTTGTTAGAACAAGAAATGAAACAGTTAATTAAAGAAAGATACTATGAATATTTAGAAGAGGGTTTTGAATCTTTTGAAGCTATGGAGTTAGCTAAAAAAGATATAGAAGAAAGAACAGAATCTGATATGGGTGCATATAAAAGGTTATATAATAGTTCTTTTAATATTGACTAAATACATTTTATAATATATAATATAGGGGAAATTATGGAGAAAAAATGGCTAGACAGGGGTGCTTGTCCTAAATGTGGTTCAAGTGATGGGAATGTTAAACATTCTGAAGGTTACAGTTATTGTTTTTCCTGCAACACTAGATTTGGAGAGAATATGCAACAAGAAAAAGTAGTGCCTATGCCTACAGAGAGTGTTATTAAAACTGTAGGTACGACAGGTGCATTAACAGAAAGAAATATTAACAAAGAAACTGCACAGAAATATAATACAAGTGTAAAAGTACAGGGTAGTATAAATACACACCACATTTATAAATACTATAATGAAAGTGGTGCTAACATAGGAAACAAAGTAAGAGATGTTGCCACTAAAAATATGTGGGTAGAAGGAAATATAACTGAAGCTACATTGTTTGGACAAAATTTGTTCACAGGTGGTGGTAAATATATAACTATAACTGAAGGCGAAGTAGATGCTATGTCTGCCTATGAATTATTAGGTAGCAAATGGGCTTGTGTGTCTGTAAAAACAGGTGCAGGTTCTGCAGTACGAGATTGTAGAAAAGCTTTTGAATATTTAGATAGCTTTCAAAATATAGTCATATCATTTGATATGGATAAGCAAGGACAAGAAGCTAGTGAGAAGGTGGCACAGTTGTTTAGTCCAAACAAATGTAAGATTATGAACATGGAATTCAAAGATGCAAACGAATATCTAAAGATGGGTAAGAGAGAAAAGTTTTCACAAGCATGGTGGAACGCACAACCTTACACACCTGCAGGAATTACAAATCTTCGAGATTTAGGAGATGCTTTATATACAGAAGAGTATTGTGAAACAGTACCATATCCTTGGGGTAAGATGAATGAAAAGACTTATGGTATGAGAACAGGTGAGTTAATTACATTTACATCTGGTGCAGGTATGGGTAAGTCTTCTATTATGAGAGAACTCATGCATCATTTACTCAAAAATACAAATCATAACATAGGTATACTTGCATTAGAAGAGAGTATTAAAAATACTGCATTTAATATTATGTCAGTAGAAGCTAATGCTAGATTATATATCAAAGAGATTAGAGATAATTGTTTTAGTAGAAAGCAATTACAAGAATATCAAAAGAATACCATAGGTTCTGGTAGGTTCTTTGCCTTTGACCACTTTGGTTCTATTGACAATGACGAGATACTATCACGAGTAAGATATATGGCACAAGCATTAGAATGTAAATGGATATTTGTAGACCACTTATCTATCCTTGTGTCTGGACAAGATGAAGGAGATGAGAGAAAGTCTATTGATGTATTAATGACCAAGCTACGAAGTCTTGTAGAACAAACAAACATTGGTATGTTATTAGTATCACATCTACGAAGACCTTCAGGTGATGCAGGACACGAGAATGGTAAAGAAATTACACTTTCACATTTACGAGGTAGTGCAAGTATTGCTCATCTATCTGATGGTGTGATTGGATTAGAAAGAAATCAACAAGATGATGATGAAGTTAAATCTAATACTACAACGATTCGTATATTAAAGAATAGATATACAGGAGACACAGGTATAGCTACACATCTACATTATAATAAAGAGACAGGTCGCATGAAAGAGATTGACAATCCTTATGAAGTAGACTATAATGCAGAAAATAATAAAGAAGAGGTACCTTTTTAATGTTTCCAAATAAAACATATGATATTATATATGCAGACCCACCTTGGTCTTTTAAAACTTATTCTGATAAAGGAAAAGATAGAAGCCCTGAAAAACATTACTCATGTATGAGTGAAGAAGATATAAGTAATTTACCTGTATCAACTATATCAAAAGATAATTGTATATTATTTTTATGGGTAACATATCCTTGTTTAATCCAAGGATTAAAAACAATAACAGATTGGGGTTTTACATATAAGACTTGTGGTTTTAGTTGGATGAAAAAGAATAAAAAAAGTGATAGTTTATTTTGGGGATTAGGTTATTGGACAAGAGCAAACAATGAAATATGTTTACTTGCTACTAAAGGTAAACCAAAAAGAGTTTCTAGTAGTGTGCATCAAATAATATATGAACCAATAGAAAGTCATTCTAAAAAACCTAACTGTGTTAGAGATAAAATTGTAGAATTGTGTGGAGATTTATCAAGAATAGAATTATTTGCTAGACAAAAAACAGAAGGTTGGGATGTCTGGGGAAATGAGGTATAAATGAAATGTTATAACTGTGGAACAGAATTAATATGGGGTGGTGACCATGATTGTGAAGAATATGAAGACTATGCTATTGTTACTAATCTTTCTTGTCCTGAATGTGATGCCTTTCACCTAGTGTATTGGGGTCACAAAGATAAAGAAGATAAACCAAGTTGGGAAGAAGGGTACAAAGAATGGTTAAAAACAAAATAGTTTATAAGCCAAAAGAATTAACATTTAAAGAAAAGAGGATTATAGTGAAAGCAAGAAAAGTTTTATTTAATGAAAATTATGAAGGCAAACTAACTAAACATGATGGACATTGGATGTGGTATCATGTTTGTCCAGTAGAAAAAATGGAAATGTTTGTTGGCGAAGGAGAAGAATGTAGTTGGTGTGGAAAGGAGCAACATGAAAGTAGTTCTTGATATAGAAACAGACCAAATAAATGCTTCAGTAGTTAATTGTATTGTTGCTAAAGATATAGAAACAAATGTGTCTACAGTATTTGACCCTGATAATATGCATGTATTTAAAAGTTGGTCTAAAGATATTGACCAATATATTATGCACAATGGTTTATCATTTGATGCACCTATTTTAAATAGATTATTAGGTGTGGAAATTAAACCTGCACAAGTATTAGATACATTAATACTATCACAGTTATTTAATCCTATGAGAGAAGGTGGTCATGGATTAAGAGTATGGGGAGATAGATTTAAATTTCCTAAAGGAGAGATAGATTCTTTTGGTAAATATACAGAAGAGTTAAGAAGATATTGTATGCAAGATGTAGATATAACACATAAGTTATATAATTATTTAAAAAAAGAAGGTCAAGGTTTTTCCAAATCTTCTATTGATTTAGAACACCAAGTAAGAGTTATTATAGACCAACAAGAAAAGAATGGTTTTTATCTTGATGTAAAAAAAGCTATGTGTTTACACAATACTTTACTAGATGAAGCTAATGAGTTAGAGAAGTGGGGTCGTATAAGATTTGACCCAACAAGAAAAGATTTAAAAACAAAAACAAAATACATACCTTTTAATATAGGTTCTAGACAACAGATAGCTGATAGGCTTATAGAGATAGGGTGGAAACCTAAAAAACATACAGACAAAGGTAATGTAATTGTTAATGAAGAAGTATTAGATGGTATTAATTTACCAGAAGCTAAAAAGATTTCTAGGTACTTGTTACTTCAGAAAAGAATAGCACAAATTAAGTCATGGATAGATGCTTGTGATGATAAAGATGGTAGAGTACATGGTCGAGTACATACTTTAAAAACCATAACTGGTCGTATGGCACATCACAGTCCTAACATGGCTCAAATTCCTGCTGTTCGTTCTCCTTATGGAAAAGAGTGTAGAGATTGTTGGACAGTTGAAAATCCCTACACTCACTCCATTGTAGGTACAGATGCTAGTGGATTAGAATTAAGATGTTTAGCACATTTAATGAATGATACTAATTTTACTGAAGAAGTTTTGAATGGAGATATACATACTGCTAATATGAGAATGGCAGGTATATCAGATAGAGACCAAGCTAAAACATTTATTTATGCTTTTATGTATGGTGCAGGTGCTAGTAAGATAGGTAGTATAGTAGGTAAAGGTGCAAAAGAAGGACAAGAATTAATGAATAGATTTTTATCCAATATGCCTGCTCTAAAAAAAGTTAGAGATGGTGTTACAAAAGCAGGTATACAAGGTAAGATAAAAGGTATTGATGGTAGATTACTCCATGTGCGTTCTCCACATGCTGCATTAAATACCTTATTACAAGGAGCAGGTGCAGTCGTATGCAAGTTATGGTTAATTAATATGAATAAAAGAATACAAACATCTGGAGTAGATGCTAAATTAGTTGCTTCAATACATGATGAATATCAATATGAAGTTTCTAAAAAAGATGTACAGAAATTTGGTAGTATTACCAAAGATGCAATGAAGGATACAGAACAACAGTTGCAAATGAAATGTCCACTAGACAATGAATGGAAGGAAGGTACAACATGGGCACAAACACATTAGTCAAAGAATTTGTGGGTAGAAAAGACCACAAAGATTATATTAAAAGAGGTACTACAGTAGAAAATTTTTTTGTAGATGAAGCAATTAGAAGAGGTTATAGAGTAAAGGTTGCTTCTCCTCAACAAAATATGTATGACCACATTGATTTAATGTTAACGAAAGGAGATAAAAAACTTACAGTAGATATAAAAGCTAGAAGAACAGGAACAGATAAGTCAAAGGGATTTGATGACTTATGGACTGTAGTGGAGTTCAAAAATACTATGGGAGATGCAGGTTGGTTATATAGCAAATCTGATTATATTGTTTTTGAACGCAAAGAAGACTTTGTATTTGCAGATACAACACAGCTTCGAAATATGTGTGAGAGTATTGTTGATGTAACAAAGAGAGTTGCTTCATTTAAAAATGCAAACTATAAAGTTTGGGGTAGGAGTTATCAAGGTAAGAAAGATTTAATATCAAGAATAGAAATGTGTAAGATTATTGAGTTAGATAAAACATTTATTTGGTTAAAAAAATCTTGACAAAAATGTATAACTCTGCTATAATTTTAATTTTGAAAGGAAAATAATATGAGTGTATTAAAAGGAAATGCTTATTGGGCGAGCATAACAAGCCCTAACACAACATTTGATTCTGATGGTGTGTGGACTATTGATGTAGGTAATCTTGATGCGAAGAATAAAAAGATGGCTCAAGAAGATGGTCTTAATGTTAAGAATAAAGGTGATGACAGAGGAGACTTTGTTACCATCAAAAGAAAAGTTAAGAACAAACGAGGTGATTTAAACAAATCACCAGAAGTTGTAGATGCACAGAAGAGAGCTATGATTAATACTTTAATTGGTAATGGTTCAGAAGTTAATGTGTTGTACTCTACATATGACTGGGAGTTTGGTGGTAAGTCTGGAGTGTCTGCTGATTTAAGGGCAGTACAGGTTACTAATTTAATTCCTTACAATGCAGATGCAGATGCAGATAACGCATTTGATGTTGTACCTGATGGCTTTGTTTCTACTGAAGATGTAGATGCAAAGTTTGCTTCTTAAATAAATAAGAAAGGACATGGGGAGTTCTGGCAAAAACCAACATACAGTAATCAGCTTGGTCTCCCCATTTTTTTATTATGAAAACAATAGATACATTAGTAGAAGATATATATAACTTATTTGAACCAAGTATTATTAATCAAATAAATGAAGAAGATTTAGAAAAACATTTAAAAGAGTTTACAAAAAATGTAACTAATAATATTAAAACTGTTTTAAATGAACAACCACAGAAACAAAGAAAATTATCTTTGTCTTCTATAGGTAAACCTACAAGACAGTTATGGTATGACAAACATTCTAATTCAGAAGCTAGACCTTTAGCTCCATCAACAAGAATTAAATTTTTATATGGACATATACTAGAAGATTTACTTATACTTTTATCTAGAGTAGCAGGACATACAGTTACAGAAGAACAAAAAGAAGTAGAGGTAGAAGGTATTAAAGGACATCAAGATTGTAAAATAGATGGTGTGTTAGTGGATTGTAAAAGTGCTAGTGGTTTTGCATTTAAAAAGTTTGCTAATAATAGACTAGCTGATGATGACCCTTTTGGTTATATAGCACAAATATCTGCATACTCTGAAGGTAATGGTGTTAAAGAAGCTTACTTTTTAGCAATAGATAAACAACATGGTAACATTGCACTAACAAGAGTGCATGATATGGAGATGATAAATGCAAAAGAAAGAGTACAATATCTCAAAGGTGCTTTGGATTCTAAAACAGTTCCTGATAGATGTTATAGTGATATTCCTGAAGGTAGTAGTGGGAATAGGAAGCTTGCTATTAGCTGTGTTTTTTGTCCTCATAAAAGAGAGTGTTGGTCTGATGCTAACAATGGTCAAGGACTTCGTGCTTTTAAATATGAAAAAGGTACGACATATCTTACACAAGTTTATAAAGAACCTAGAGTAGAGGAAATATTAGAATGGTAAATAATCATTGGATATTTTATAAAAGTGATAAACCTTTTATTCCTAATGCAGATAAGTTTGGTTTTGTTTATATAATAACTAATACTAAAATAAAAAAAGCTTATGTTGGTTGTAAACAATATTACACAGGAAAAAATAAGAAAGAATCTAAATGGCAAACCTATATGGGTTCTTGTAAATCTTTAAATGAAGACATTAAAAAGATAGGTAAAAAATATTTTACATTTGAAGTAATAGCAGAGTATAAAAACAAGAGAAGTTTACGTTACTATGAGATGTACTATCAAGTAAAGTGGAATGTTCTTACTGCTACTGTAGAAGGTAGTGATAAGCCTGCATTTTATAATTCATATGTTGGTGGTAAGTTTTATAGACCTCTTGAAAGTTATACACCTCATACAGAAGAAAGTAAAAGAAAAATGAGGGAAGCTAGATTAGGAACAAAACATACAGAAGAAATTAAAAGAAAAATGAGTGAAGCTAGATTAGGAGAAAAAAATAACTTCTATGGTAAGAAACATACAGAAGAAAGTAAAAGAAAAATGAGGGAATATAAATTAGGAACAAAACATACAGAAGAAAGTAAAATAAAAATGAGGGAAGCTAAATTAGGAACAAAACTTACAGAAGAAACTAAAAGAAAAATAAGTGAAGCTAGATTAGGAACAAGACATACAGAAGAAACTAAAAGAAAAATAAGTGAAGCTCTTATAGGAACAAAACTTACAGAAGAAACTAAAAGAAAAATGAGTGAAGCTAAATTAATAAAGGAAGGAATATGAAAACACATATATTAGAAGCAGTTATGTCTCACTATACAGCAGAGAGAGATAAAGCTTTAGCAAATATTAAGATACATCTTAACAATCCTGTGGGTGTAGGTGAACATCCCAAGATTGTAGAAGATGTTATTGAATTAGTACATAAAGCATCTGAAGCAAAAGATGCTATGGATATGTTAACGCATATAGTAAATGACGAAAAAGACCATTGATATATTTTTAGATGTAGATTATAATAATAAAGAATTTCCTGAAAGAGGTTTATTTTTATCAGTTATACTACAAGCTTTATTAGATGCTACAAGTAAAAAAAGTAAAGTAAATAAAGATAAAGCAATAGCATGGTTTTTTTGTAGTGTTGGTGTTACGTGTGATAACTTTGAGCAAGTTTGTGAGCATGCAGGATTAAGTCCTACATACACAAGAAGTTTTGCATACAAAGTTATTCACTCACCAGATTTAAAATATGTTAGACAAAGAATAAAAAAGATGATATAATATGATTTTTGATTTATTAACATGTTTTATAATAGGAATAATATTAGGTATGTTTATTGTTTTAGTGGCATACTTTTTAACTAAATTATAGGAGAGGGTTATGGGATTAATGGATGAAGCAATTAAAGATACAGTTAAAGATAAAAAGAATGGTTTTAAAAAGACAGATATAAAAAGATTAGCTACAAGAAATAAACAAATAGGTGGTAATCATTATAAAAATTTAAGTATACAACCAGTAGATTATATTGTAGAAAATAATTTAACTTATCTTGAAGGTAATATAATTAAATATATTACAAGACATAGAAGAAAAGGTGATGGAAAAAAAGATATAGAAAAAGTAATACACTATGCTGAAATGATATTGGAGATGGAATATGGGGAATAACTATTTACCAACAGAGTATCAAACCTTTATTCATGCATCAAGATATGCTCGTTGGTTACCTGATGAAAGTAGAAGAGAGACATGGATAGAAACAGTTACAAGATTAACTAACTTTTTCCAAATACATTTAAAGAAAAATTTAGGTGTGGAAATAGATAGCGAAGTATGGAGAAAAATAGAAGATAATATTATAGGATTAAATGTTATGCCTTCTATGAGAGCTTTAATGACAGCAGGTGCTGCATTAGAAAGAGAAAATATATCAGGATATAATTGTTCTTATATACCTATTGATAATCCAAAAGCATTTGATGAAGTATTATATATACTTATGAATGGTACAGGTGTAGGTTTTTCTGTTGAAAGACAGTACATAGATAAGTTACCTACTATACCAGATAGAGAGTTTGAAAAAACAGATGATGTTGTTTCTGTTAATGATTCTAAAGAAGGTTGGGCAAGAGCATTTAAGGATTTAATATCTTATCTTTATACAAATAGAATACCAAAGATAGATGTAACTAAAGTTAGACCTGCAGGTGCTAGATTAAAAACATTTGGTGGTCGAGCAAGTGGTCCTCAACCTTTAGTTAATCTATTTGATTTTACTATTGATAAGTTTAAAAATGCTAAAGGTAGAAAGCTATCTTCTATGGAGTGTCATGATATTGTTTGTAAAACAGGTGAGGTTGTGGTTGTAGGTGGTGTGCGTAGGTCAGCTCTTATATCTCTGTCTAATTTATCAGACCAGAGATTAAGAGTTGCCAAGTCTGGTGCATGGTGGGAAACTAATCCAGAAAGAGCATTAGCTAATAACTCTGTAGCTTACACAGAGAAACCAGATGCAGGTATCTTCATGAAAGAATGGTTAGCATTATATGAAAGTAAATCTGGTGAACGTGGTATCTTTAATAGGCAATCTGCTCAAGCTAAAGCTAGAGAGAATGGTAGACGTAATGGTGATTGGGACTTTGGTACTAATCCTTGTAGTGAAATTATATTAAGACCTAATCAGTTTTGTAATCTTACAGAAGTAGTAGTGAGACCATTAGATACAGAGGAGTCATTACATAATAAGATAGAAGTAGCTACGATACTAGGTACAATACAAGCTACACTAACTAACTTTGGTTACCTACGTAAAAGATGGCAAACAAATACAGAAGAAGAAAGACTGCTTGGTGTATCTCTTACAGGTATTATGGACAATAGTATATTGTCTAGAATGAGGACGACTCTACCAGATGTATTAGGTAAGATGAGATACAAAGCTGTAATAACAAATGAAGAATGGTCAAAGAAATTAGGTATACCACAATCAACAGCTATTACATGTGTCAAACCTTCTGGTACAGTTAGTCAATTAGTTGACTCTGCTAGTGGTATTCATGCTAGACATAATCCATATTATATTAGAACAGTTAGAGGAGATAAGAAAGACCCATTAACACAGTTTATGATAGACCAAGGCATACCTTGTGAAGATGATGTTATGCAACCTAATAATTCTGTCTTTTCTTTTCCTATGAAAGCAGATTCTAATGCTATCTTTAGATATACTATGACTGCTATTGAACAGTTAGAGATATGGAAGTGTTATGCACAGCATTGGTGTGAACATAAACCATCAGTAACTATATCTGTTAAGGAAGACGAATGGATTAATGTAGGTAATTGGTGTTGGGATAACTTTGATACACTATCTGGTATATCTTTCTTACCTTTCTCTGACCATACATATCAGCAAGCACCTTATCAAGATATAGATGAAGTACAATACAATGAATTACAATCTAAAATGCCTAAAGATATTAACTGGAATAAACTACAAGATTATGAAACAGAAGATAATACAAGAGGTTCACAGGAGTTAGCATGCAAAAGTGGGTCGTGTGAATTAGTAGATATATAATGATTAATAAAAATTTAAAAGAAAATATTATAGATGTACTACAAAAAGTATATGACCCTGAAATACCTATTTCTATATATGATTTAGGTTTAATATATAATATAGATATAAAAGAAAATAAAGATGTAGATATTCTTATGACATTAACAACACCACATTGTCCAGTAGCACAAGAATTACCAAAACAAATAGAAGATGCAGTAGCAACATTAGAAGAAGTTAAGAAAGTTAAAGTTGGTATTACTTGGGACCCACCTTGGACACAAGATATGATTTCAGAAAGTGGTAAACTAGAATTAGGATTAATATAAATGACACTACTAGATATAATATGTAAATTAATAGTTAACTTTATGGCTATTTGCGTAGGTGCTTGGTGTATCTATGTAATAGTCATGGCTATATTAAACACATTTGGTTTATTAAACATATAAAAAAGTTCTTGACTTTCATATGTTTATAATGTATAATTACATCATGAGTGCCAATAAAGGACTCATTTTAACTTGCTTAATAAGGAGATAAATATGGTTAATTTTGAAGTAGATACATTCTCAAGACAAGCTATTGGCTTTGATAGATTGTTTGATGTAATGAATAACATAAGAGGGACAGATACAAACTATCCACCTTATGATATTATAAAAGAAGATGAAGAAACTTTTATTATAGAGTTTGCTTTATCAGGATTTAAGAAAGATGATTTAGATATTGTTGTTAAAGAAAATCATTTAACAATAAAAGGTGATTATGTAAGAGGAGATGATATTGAATACTTACATAAAGGTATAGCAAAGAGGTCTTTTACTAGGGACTTTGTTCTACACGATACGTTACACGTTGAAGACGTTACATTCAGCGAAGGTATATTAAGATTAACTCTTAAACAAATGATACCTGAAGAACAAAAACCTAAAAAGATTAAAATTAATTAAGTTAACAGGGGAGTTGAAATATACTCCCCATTTTTTTGGAGAAGATATGAATAAGTTATTTGTTGTATTAACATTATTATGGTTACAAAATATTTTTTATACTAACATATATGCTTTTGATTCGTTAGGTTATAGATACTATCATGATTTAGATAATGAACATGATGGTTCAAAGTTTAGAGCTTATGCTACTAAAAAGTTTTATAAAAGTAAAGTTAAGTTTGCTTATGAAAGACACAGAACAGGTCGTGGAGTAGAAGCAGGAACGTGGTTTATAGACCATGAATATAAATTTTGAAAAGAATAGGTGTTAAAAAATTTAAATTTTTTTTTAAGAAGGTAACTTCTATAGGAGATTCTGTTAGAAGCAAACCAAAAAATAAACATAAAAAAAGAAATTGGAAAAAATATAGAGGACAAGGAAAGTAATGTTATTAAAAAAACAAATGGTCAATACAGTTTATGTAGGCTATGACCCTAAAGAATATACTGCATATGAAGTATTAAAGTTTTCATTAGAAAGAATAGCTACGAAAGCTGTGCGTGTAATACCTTTAAGAAGAGATATACTTACCAAGATAGGTATCTATACTAGGAAACATAATACAATAGGTGGACAAGACTATGATGAAATAGATGGTAAACCTTTTTCTACACAATTTAGTTTTACTAGATTTTTAATTCCTGCATTAAATATGTATGAAGGACAAGCATTATATATGGATTGTGATATGTATGTAAGGGCAGATGTATCTGAATTATTTGAAATGTGCAGAGATAATTATTACCCTATACATGTAGTTAAACATAAGTATGAGCCTACAAATAAAACTAAAATGGATGGTAAGGAACAGCATGTTTATCCTAGAAAGAATTGGTCTAGTTTAATTATGTTTAATTGTGGGCATGATGTAAATTTAAAACTTACACCTCAAGAAGTAAACACTAAATCAGGCAGATGGTTACATACATTTCAATGGTTACCAGATAAAGAAGCAGATATAGGTACAATACCAGAAGAATGGAATTGGTTAGATAATCATTCCTCTGTAGATATAGATGCAAAGAATGTTCACTTTACAACAGGTGGTCCTTGGTTTAAAGACTGGGGTTCTAGAAGAGATAAAGATAATAAATATGCTATTGAATGGTGTAATGATGCAAGATGGTTACAAATGCAGGGTATACTAGATGCTAATAAGGATTATATGATATGAAAATAAACTTTGTTACATCTTATAATGAAGACTTATATAATAGATTTGGTAATATATTTTTTAAATCTATACAGGAAAATTGGGAGCCTACTTTAAAAGTAAAAGCTTATTATCATAACTTTCCTGCTGATAAATATTCATTAGATAAAGCTATTGAGTATTCTAATCTTGAAGATAATAAAAAATATAAAAAATTTAAAGAAGATAATACGAAACATAATGGTACTGAAGATGGACAGATACCTTATAATGCAAAGCTTGATGCTATTAGATGGTGTCATAAAATGTTTGCATTAACAGACTATGCATTTACATTAACAGAAAATAATAAAGATGCAGGTTGGTTAGTATGGATTGATATAGATTGTTATGCTAATAAAAGATTAACATATAAAGAAATGTTAGATATGCTCCCTGATAGTGCTGATATAGTACATGGTGAAGGTATGTCTTTTATGGCTTTTAATCTAAATAAAAAACCACCATTAGATTTGTTGTGGGATTTGCGTAGAATATATATGAATGACGAACTTACTACCTATAGAGAATGGCATGATGGTTTTGTTATTCAAAGATTATTAAACTTATATAAAGCACATGGTTTAAAAATTCATAATATTGAAAATCAAATATCAAATTATATTGTTCATTTACAAGGTGTATCTAATTCTAATATTGTACCTTTAAGAGATTCAAAAGGTAATCGTGTATTTGAATTATCAAAAGATAAAGTATCCCAAGATATACTACCATCTAGGTATCAAAAAAATGCTGAACTTATTAGACATTTTAAACCTAAAACTATATTAGAAACTGGTACATGGAATGGTGGTCGTGCAATAGAAATGGCACTAGCTGCTTTTGAAAATACAGATAGAGTTGTATACTATGGTTTTGATTTGTTTGAAGATGCTACAATAGAAACAGATAAAGAAGAATTTAATGTTAAGGCACATAATACTTTAGAAGCTGTAGAAAAAAGACTTGAAGAATTTAAAGTTAAAATGAAAGAAAAAAATAAAGAATTTCATTTTGTTTTAACGAAAGGTAATACAAGAGAAACATTAAAAGCTAAAAATTTATTTGAATTTTTACTAGATATAGACTATGCTTTTATAGGTGGTGGTGATAGTATTCAAACAAAACAAAGTGATTATGATTGTTTGAAACATGTACCTGTAGTTGTTATGGATAATTTCTTTTCTAAAGATACAGATGGTAATGAAGTAGAAGATAAATATAAAGGTACAAATAAAGTTAAAGAAAAATTAGATAAAAAAATAAAAAATAATATATTACCTAGTGAAGATAAAGTAAGAGAAGGTGGGCATACACATTTATTATTTATATTACATGATGATAAATTACCTGCTCCTTCTAAACATTTATTTAGTGTACCTATTAAAGTTAATCCTAGAGATTGTGTGCCTAAAGATTATATTAGAAATAATATAAAAACAAATTTTAAAAAGATTGATAAATGGTTAGAGAAATTTCCTTTACATAATTATAAATGTATATTAGTATCAGGTGGACCTTACACAGATTATAAAGAACTACATGCTACAATTAAAAATAATCCTAATGCAAAGGTAGTAGCTGTTAAACATTCTTATCCTAAATTACTTGAGCATGGTATTAAACCTTGGGCATGTGTTGTATTAGACCCTAGACCTATTACAGGTACAAGTACACATGGTGTAGTTAGAAAAGATTTGTTTAAAACAGTAGACCCTAGTACAAAGTTTTTTGTTGCATCTATGACTGACCCTTCTGTTACTGATTATTTAATAGAAAAGAAAGCAACCATATGGGGATGGCATGCATTTACAGAATCATTACGTGACCCTGAAGAACAAAAGAAAGGTATACAAAATAATATAGTAACTTTAAATAAAGATTTAGGTTTACCAGAAGGTACTACATTAATAACAGGTGGTACTTGTGCAGCTATGAGAGCTATAGGTATTATGCATACATTAGGTTTTCGTTTCTTTGATTTGTTTGGTTTTGATTCCAATATGGAAGAACCTACTGAAGAACAAAAGAAAGAAACAACAGGTGCAGAAGGCGAACAACCTAGACCTAAATACTTTAAAGTATCTGTAGGTAAACAAGAGTTCTGGACAACAGGAGAATTACTTGCATTAGCACAAGACTGTGAAAAATATTTTAATGAATCACCTATGGAAATGGATATTAATTTTCATGGTAAAGGAACTTTAGTTTCTGCTTTATGGAAAACATCTAATAGATATAAACAAAAACAACAATCTTTTAAAGGGGATTTGTAATGTTAACACAACCTTCAGAAGATTATTATGAATTAATAAATTCTTATAAAAAATTACATAAAGAAAAAGGTAAGTTTAAAGGTATAAGTTTAATACCTCTTGTAACTACATTAATGAAAATTGTAGAAGAAAATAAATGTAAAACTTTATTAGATTATGGTTGTGGTAAAGCAGTTCCTTATATGAAAAGAAGATGTAAAGAATTAGGTATAAGAAAACCTGTACAAGAATTACTTAATTTAGATTCATTTGATTTGTATGACCCTGCTTATCCTAAATATAATAAACTACCTAATAAAAAATATGATATTGTAATATGTACAGATGTATTAGAACATATAGCAGAACAAGATTTAGATTGGGTATTAACAGAAATATTATCTCATAGTAAAAACACAGTATTCTTAAATATATCTTGCCAACTTGCTTTAAAACATTTTAAAGAAGGTAAGTTTAAAGGACAGAATGTACATGTATCTGTGTTTAATCATAATTGGTGGTCAGATAAGATAAAAAATATTTGGAATAATTTTCAACATTTAAAAATATATATAATATGTGTGGGTAAAGAATATACTCATGCTAATTTAATAAAAAAGGAGAAAGAATAATGGCATTAACTGCACTAATAGGACCTGCTAGTAAATTACTTGGTAAGTTTATAAAAGATAAAGACAAACAAATGGAACTTGCTCATGACCTATCTACTATGGCAGAAAAACATGCACAAGAATTAGCTAAATCACAAATAGAAGTAAACAAAGAACAAGCAAAACATCCTAGCTTATTTGTTTCTGGAGCTCGCCCTGCAATCATGTGGGTCTGTTGCCTTGGGCTGCTATGGCAGTTCTTTGTAGGTCCAATTTTAACTTGGGGTACTGGCATATGGATGCCTGATGTTGTACCACCACAGCTTGAAGTAGAAGGATTAATAACATTAGTAATGTCTTTATTAGGACTTGGAGCAATGAGAAGTTTTGAAAAATCAAAAAATGTAGCAAGAGATAATCTCAAGTGACAACAGTATTTCTATTGGTAATTTATTTAGGAAATAATGTACAGCAAAGTGATATGCATTTTCGTGACATTAATAGATGTAAATATTTTGCCAATAGAATAAGTAAACAACCTGCAGTTCCAGGTACTAAAAAGAAATATACTGGTATATGTAAACCAGTAAATGTAGATATTACAAACCCTAACATAAGGTTGTATCAATGAATATATTTGAATATATATACTATAAATTAAAGAATGTAGATTCTATGTATTATGAAGTATCAATTTATATTATATTAATAATATTATATTTTTGGTGGATAAGATGAATTTTTTAAAAACAATATTAATATGTGAAGGATTTTATTGGATAGTAGGATTATTTAATGCCTGAATTAAAAAATGAAAAGTATGAAAACTTTGCAAATATGGTTGCTGAAACTGGTAATGGTGCATTATCTGCTAGAAGTGTAGGTTATGCAAAAAAACATTCACATATAACTGCAAGTAAATTATTAAAAATACCAGAGATTAAAGCAAGAGTAGAAGAACTTAAAGAAAGTAAAAAAACTGAAGTTAATTTTAATGTAGATGTTGTTGAAGAATTAGAAAAACAATATGATACTGCTCAAAAGAAACATAATATTCCTGGTGCATTAAAAGCATTAGAATTAATACAAAAAGTTAGAGGAAATAAAAGTTCTAATGAGATAGAAATATCTGTAGAATCTTTAGAAGAAAATATTGTAGATTGTTTAAATAGAATATCTACAGAGAAAGTAAAAGAGTTACTTTTAAAAAGTAGTCATAGTAAAATTATTTTACAAATAGAATCAAATAAAGAACAGCACCAACAGCACCAAGAAAAAATATTACAAGAACACCAAGAATAACATTTTCTACCATTTGAGTTTGTTTTCTTTTAGCTTCTAATATTGCTTCTTTTTTTTTCTTTCTTATACTAGCTTGTATTCTTATTACTTCTGCCCAAGCATTAGGACCATAGGATAGATTTACAAAATTACGTAAATCATTTTCCATTTGTTGTGCTTTTTTTAAAGCAGCAAAAGACTCTAGTGCTTCTTCTTCAACAGAGCCAAAACTCCTGCCTTTAGCTTTATTATGTCCTTCTTTAACATCTTGAATAGCACCCATCCATCTGCCAAGGTCTTTAGACATACCTTCAATTTCTTTACCAACTTGAAAACCTTTTTTGATTGCATTATACGCAGTTGTAGCAACACCAATCGCTGATATAGGGTCCACATCATCTCCTTATTTATAAGACCATATCCAAGGTCTTGGACTTGTTATAGATTTTTTAGGCATAGTGTCTATATGTATAAATCTTTTTTCATGTACACCATTTTGTTTAACACCTATACCAGTAAAACCTAACTCCATAGCTAAACGTACTATTTCAAAAGCTTTATGTCCAGAGCATACAACATCAACAGCACAACCTTTTAAATGAGCTGACCTTTTACTACCACCTATAGCTATATTGTGTGCTTCACTTCTATAACCAGAGCTAATAGACATAGGTTGATTTAATTTTTCTCTTAATTCTACAAGCTTTTCCATGAATGATTCATCCATGTGTATTTCGCCTGTACCCTTACATCTTAATTCATCTTCAGAAAAATATTTCCATCTTGTGTGCATTATTGTTGTCTCCTTATCATATCATCTATTTTACTTTCTAGTCTATCAAATCTTTGTAAGAGTTGTTGCATATCATCTTTTACATCTTCTTTAGTGGCATACATAAGAGCCATCTTTTCTCTAGATTCTGCAGCTTCTTCTTTTACTTTAATAATAGCAGCAGATGTAGAACGTATCCACCATAGAAATCCACCTATAGCCATTGTTAGTATTGCGTTCCATATCATTGTCATATCTGCCATTGTTTACTCCTTATTTAAAAACGTCTTCTAAAATATTTTCTGTTGTTTCTTTTACTTTATCTTTTGTTTCTTTAGGTGCTAATGCAGAAAAGAAAGGTAGTGAATTAACAAAGAATCTACTAATAGATGAAAAACTACCTTGAGCTACTTGACCCATAGCTTTTATTAATGCACTTATTTGTGAAGCAACAGGACCTAATAAAACTTCTAAAGGTGATGCTCCATATTTATAAGAGTGACTTGCTTCAAATAAAGCAGTTCCAGGACCAAAAACATTACTACGTAAAATAGCATCTATTATCTTTTTAAATGTATCTAGTTGTTGATAAGGTCCATCACCATCATATCTAATATGGTCTTTTATTTCTCTAATACCCATAGTTCCTGCTACTATTAATCCAAAAGCTAGTCCATATTTTACTGCTGATTCTACTGGTAATCTTTGAAGTGTTACCATAGGTTTAAATAACTCTCTCCATATCTTTGGCATAATAGTTAAACCAAAAGTAAACATAAAACCTTTTAATAAAGCTAATGAAGCATAGATAGGATTAGACATCCATAAAGGTCTATTTACAACATTAGGAGCCATAATAATCTCTCTTACAAATTTAGCCATAGCTTGTTGAAATAGTCTTGGTGGTTCTGTTACTCTACCTTCTATAAAATCAAGCATCTCTTTAGATTGTATATTATTTTTAGTTAAACCTATTTCTGCTAATCTTTTTCTAGCTCTTAATCCACCTTTAGTATTTTTGTTTAATTTTATATCTTTAAGATAATCTATTATATCAACTTTTATTTGTCTTGACCCTGCATTATAAGCTATATCTCTACTAAACTGTGTTACTTGAGTTAAACCTATTGCTTTGAAAAACTTATCAGTTACTCTTCTTGATATATCTACACCTTCTATAGAACCTAATCTTTCAGCTAGAGTTCCATCAAAACCTTCAAGTAAACTTCTAAATGCTCTTTCTTTTTTAGAGTAAGGTAGTTTAGGAAATATAGAACGTAGTCCTTGACGTAACACATTTCTTGCAGCTTCTATACCACCAAAGATAGCATCAGTAGGTCTTACTCTAGATAAAACAATTAAAGGTTCTGTTAAGGAAGTTAATGCTGCAGCAGGAAGTGTTAACATATATTGATAAGTAATTATGTTTCTTTGCACATCTTTAAATGTTCCTCTAATAGGTTGATGATTATTTTGTAAAGCTTGAAACACATCTTGTAATTGATTCATTTCATCTTTAGTTATTAAATCACCACTTCTCTTATCAGATATTAATCTATTAAATTTATTAGCTAGTTTAGCTATTTCTATTCTATGACTAGAATCTAATACATATTTTTCTAAAACTTTTTTTACATTTGTTTCTGTTAAACCTGCTTCATATAAAGCTCTTCTTGTTTCAGGATTTATAGCTCTTTTCTTTTGAAAGTCTTTATCAAAGTCTGTAACAGTATCATCTTTGTATACATTTTCTAATCTTAATTTTTTATTATTAGGAATATAAAAACCATTATTCTCTGTCATATTTTCTATGGCAACATCTGCTTTTGTTCCACCAAAATCTTCTGGTTGCATTGTTCTTAATATTTGCTTCATTTGTTCTTTTTGTTTTTTACTATATATTTTATACATAGCAGGAAAATAACTATCTTGAAATTTAAAATCTAGTCCCTCATCAAATACATTTTTTGCAATACCTGTTGCTACAACTGGAGCTATTGGATTTTCTACTATTTTTTTAAAATCATTACTATCTAAAACTAAACTTTTAACTTTACCTAATTCTTGGTCATAAAACTCATTATCAAATGTACCTTCTTGTATAGGTTTTTCAATTCTTTGTCTAAACTCTTTATTGTATTTATTAATTAATCTATTATATCTTCTATAAATAAAATCATAATCATCTTGACTTATTCTACCCTCTCTAAAAGCTGAATTAACTTCAGGTAAAACAGGAGAGTTAGTGGCTACATATTCAAATAAAGTATCTGTATCTAAAGTTATTTCTGGTTTTTCTACTCTACCAGTTACATCACGTATAGCTTCTGCACTAGCTATATTTTTTTTAGAATATTTTTTATTAGGATAAAAATTATTTAATAATTCATAAATATTATTTTCATCTTTTTTTGATAGTGCTCTAGAAAATAAAGGAACCTTTAATGCTTTGGAACTTTCATCTAAAGCATCTCTAATCTTTGTCCCTTCTTGTCCAACTCTTTGAGATAATTTATTATAGTAATTTACAAAGTCATTATATACTTCTCTATTACCTTTACTCTTTTGAGAAAAGTTATTTAATGGAGCCATAGAGGTATTATATAACATATTAAGACCAAAGCTTTTCTTATCATCAGTTCTTTTACCTCTAACAGCATCTGTTAATTCATTTTCTAAAGTTTCTTTTTCATATAATTGGTCTAGCTTTGCTTCATTTATTTCTTGTTCATTAAACTCATTAGCAAAACTTCGTAAATTCATACCTTCTACAGCACCTGAAAATGTACCTATACTCTTATCACCTAGTAAACCTAGTACACCTGCATTAATTAGTCTTCTATTTATATCTTCTTCAGAGTAAGGAGATACAGTTCTTTCAGGTGAAGCTAATCCTGCTGCTCCTATTTGAGCACGTTCTTGTGCAGCTTCTATAACACCACCTGCAATACCTGCTGTAGTACCTCTTTTAATTGCTGTTCCTAATACACTAGGTTTAATAGCTTGATTAATAATTACTCTATCTGCACCTTTTTCTGCTTTATCTATTAACTCATCTGTTATTTCTTTACTTACTTTTTCTGCAGATTTTTTAGACATTTTTTGACTGAGTTCATCAGTAATATCTTTTTTAATAAATTTAACAGTAGCATCTTTTCCTATACTTTTTAAAAAAGGTGCAATAAGATAGGAAGGAATAAAACTACCTAAAGCTGCTGTAATACCATAACCATAATTAGAATATTTTCTAGCATCTTCTTCTGTTGCATCTAATGAAATAGCTTCTTCATAAGTGCTAGATTTAGAAGGTAAACTTGCAGGTAACGTAAAACCAAGAACTCCTAATATTGTTTGTCCTGTTGTTCCTAGTTTTAATAATCTACCTGGAATAGTAGCAGCAGCACCTGTTGCTATGTAAGGAGCAAATTGACCTAATGCTTCAGCAGTTCCTCTTTTAGCATCTTTTGCTAATTCTAAAAATGCTGTTTTATAATCGCCTTCATTAAAAGATTTTTTAAATTCATTAAAAGATTCTGTAGGCATTTGTATAGGTTTAGTTTCTCTTCTTTCATCTATTTGTTTTTGATTTTTTGCTATACCTTTATCTGCTATCTCTATAACTTTAGCAGATGTTTCTGGAAACTTTTCTTGTGCTTCCTCTGCAAATAATTTAATAGCTTTAAAAGAATCTCTTTGAGAAGTATCATAGGCTTTGAAAAAAGTATTTAAAAAAGAATCAGGGTCATCATCTTTACGTTCTGTTACAGACTCATCACTTAAAATAGAAGATAAACTATCTTCCTCTTTTTTTGGAGATAATAATAAAGATAAATCAGTATCTTCTTTTTCTTCAGTAAAAAGAGAAGATAAAGGGTCTGAAGAAAAAACTTGATTTGAATTATTTAAAATTTGTGCTAAAGGGTCAGACATTATTCTATTCCACTACCAAAAGTAAATCCTAAAAACTTTCTACCTCCCTTGTACGTTCCTTTTGCATTTCTCCATAAGTTTAAAAAAGATTTTTCATATAAACCATCCATGCCCTCAGAATCTACAATAGCTCCACCTCTTTGATTATTTTTCATAGCTGAATATATTGCAGCATCATCCATTTTATTTATAAATGTTTTAACAGCATCATCAAAGTTATTAGTATTAACTCCTGATAAACCTGTAGCTGCTATAAATTGTTTTTTTCCTGAGTCAGATAAATTAAGTAATTTATTTTTATAAATATCTTTGTAATCATCTAAATAACCTGATAAAGATTTATAAGTTCCAATAGAAGCTCGTTTAGGTTTAATACCCTCTGTCGCAGCTTTTGTGTCTATTTCATATAATTTTATAAATTGGTCAAAAGCTTTTTCTCTTTTTCTTGTAGCTTCTTTACCTGTTTCTAATGCTGCAGCAGCTTTCTTTTCTTCTTGACTTACTAATTCTTTTTTAGCAGTTAGTTCAGCTTCTCTTTGTTTTCCTTTTAAATCTAAGGCAGCTTGGTCAAGTTGTCTTGTTCTCTTAGTTGCAGCATCTAATTCACTTGCAGCAGCTTCAGGAAGAGTAGCACCTTGTCCATACTTTGATGATACTTTAGCTAAAAACTCAAACAGAGATTTTCTTCTAGCATCATCTATATTACTTTTTTGTTTTCCTAAATCATCTTTTTGTTTTTTTAATGCTTCAAGATAATCATCTCTAGCAGTTTGTAATTTAGATTTAGTTTTAGTATCTTTAGGATTTTCATCAAGTTTTTCTTTTAATTTATTTACTTTTTCTTCTTTTTGTTTTACTTCTTTCTCTTGTTGTTCATCCACTACCTCTGGTTTTACTTGTTTAACAACTCCATCTTCAGTTACTATTGCTTTATCATCTTTAACTATTTTTGTATCATCTTTTTGTTCAACATCTTGTCCCATTTTAGAAATTGTTTTATCATCTTTTATATTTTTATTTACAAACTCTGTTGCTTGTTTTTTAACTTCATTTGACGCATTAGAACCCATTATTTTTCTGTAAGCATCTTCTAGAAAATTTGTACCTCTATTTAATTGTTTATTTAAATAAGGTAATAATCCTGGTCCTTCAGTTACACTTGCTAATTCTTTAATACTTTTATCTTCTTTTAATTCAGGAATATTTAAAATTTTAGAAAATGTTTCTCTACCTATACCTTTTTGTTCTAAAGTTCCTTTATCAGCTCCATAAAGTTCTTCTAAGGAACCTTTACCAAAATATGCTCTAATTTGATTTGCACCTCTAACACCATACTTTGCAATTAAATCTGCCATATCTAAAGTTTCACCTAATAATTCTACACTACCTTCCTTAATAGCTTCAATATCTGCAGCAGCAGGTGAGTCCATAGGAGGAGTAAATTTTTCTTTAAGCCCTCCTGGTACTTTTTTTATTGATTCATAAAAATCTTTAAGAGCATCTGTTGCACTACCTTTAAACTTATCAAATTTTTCTTGAGCTATTCTTAACTTTTGAGCATCTCTAGCATCTTGGTATCCAGTCATATCGTCTATAGGTCTATTAAAACCACCTGCATATTTTGATGTATTAAACTCACCTATAGGGTCATAAGTATCTACAGAAGTAGTTAGTCTAGGGTCTTTATCAAGTATAGTCATATCATCTGGTGTACTAAATTTTTTATTTTGCTCTTCCATTATCTGGTCTTCTATTGAAAGATATTTATTAGGTAAGTTCATTCTATCTACAAATTTTTGTGCTTCATCCTCTTTATCTTTTTTAAATTTATTATAATAATATTTTAAATTATCAATAGGACCTCTATTCATAAATCCAAAAAAACCACCACCATTACTTTTTTTAACTACAGGTAATCCACTTATACCACCACCAGTTTTAGCATTTTTACCAAATAAACCACCAGGACTAAATCCACCAAATGCACCATAGGTTCCAACAAGTGTACCTAATCCACCTAATAATTGTTGTCCTAAAGGTGGAGGAGGTGGAGCATATTGTACAGTCTCTAACATTTGTGATGCAGGTTGTGCTTGTACCACAGCTTGATATTGACCTAAAGATTGTTGTGGAAATTGTCTTTCTTCTACAAATTGTTTATAAGCTTCATTTAATGCTGTTTGTGCTTGTCTTTGTTTTTCTTCACCAACAGTTTGTATAGCACCTAATTCACCTAACTGTGCTTTAAATGCTTGAGGTGCCATGGTTGCAAGTTGTGCTGCAGCTTGCCCTTGTCTTACTCTTTGAGCTTCTGCTTGTTGTAAAGCTTGTTGATAAGCTTGTTGACTACCTCTAGCTTGTATATCAGAAAGTAGTCTATCTTGTTCTGCTAATGTTTGTGCTTCTAATAATGTCCCTCTAGTTCCACCAAAAGCTCCTTGAGCAACTTGTGCTGCTTTTATAGAAGGTAATGTCTTTTGTTCAAATTGTTTTTGTGCTTCTTTTTTTTCTATATCAACAACAGCTTGCTGATAAGGATTCATAAACTGTTCTATATCTGCAGTAACTATAGGAGCAGCAGCTTGTTTAGTTAGCTGTTCTGCTTCTGCAAATTTTGGAGCTTGCTGTCCTGTTAATCCTGCAATACCTGCAAAAGCCTGTTGTTGTTCAGGAGTAAATTCTGCAATCGTAGGACCTTGATAAGGTTGATAACCTTCTGCTGTTCTATCCTCATATAAAGCTTGTGATTTACTTAATATATCTTTATAATAAGGTGCTAACTCTGCAGGAAATGCAGTAGTTGCTATAGCAGGACCTGCAACAGGTTGTTGTTGTCCTATTCCTAATAAAGATGATAATACTGCCATATTATACTCCCTTCACCATTGGTCCTAATGCTTGTAGACCATCTATTTCATTTGGCTGTTTCATTGTTCCATAAGCTTTTTGTCTAACTCTTTTTACAACACCATCCATTACTTTTGCTCCTTCACTTGGATTACCATCACCTAATGCTGCCATTGTATAACTATCTACTACATATTCTGTAGGACTTACTGCTAATGTTCCCACTTGTTTATTACCTTCTTTAATAGGCATAAAAACATTATCATCCATTCCACCACCTCGACCAGGAACCATACCACTAAACTCACCACCTGCAGCTAGATTAATTAATCCACCTTGTTCTTTCTTAATAAGTTGTAAGGCTCTTCCTGAAAATAACTCATTAAAATCACCATCAGTCATACCAGTTTGGTCTTTTATAAATTGATATGCTTCATCTTTTGATGTATTATATTTTTCTTCAAACTCTTCATCTTCCATTTCAAATATATCATTTATCATATTATTTTCCATTTGAGTAACTGTTTTTTCTACTCTAGGAGGTAAATCACCTATACCACCTTTTTTAGTTCCTTCTTCTGCTGCCATTACTTGACTAGTAGGTGCAAACTGAGTTCCTGCTACTAATCTAGGTCTTGGTATTTTACCTAATGCTATGTTTAATATATCTTGTGAGGATAGATAAGCAGGTAGTACAACACCCTCTGGGTCACGTATAACTGTTTGTCCACCAAAACCTGTATCTATTTCATAATTCATTTCTTCTAATTGTCTTCTTGCTTCTTCTTCTGCAGCTTCTTCTGCATCTTCATAATCTAAATAAGTGCTTCCTAATTCCATAGGTGCTGCTTTTGCTGCTAATTTACCTGCAGTTCCTAAATAATCAATACCACCTGTTTTATCAAAAGATAATGCTCCTTCAATTAAAGCTTCTTGAAAAGGTCTAGCTGCTGCTTCTTGTGCTGTTTTTTTAGCTGCTGCTTCAGTAATACCTTTTTCTCCTATATTAAAAGTTGCACTAGCTGTTGGGTCTGAAGCTAATATATCTGCTGCCTGTGCCATATAATTTGGTTCTACTGCAACAGAAGGTGTTGGACTTAAACGAGGTATATCAGCATATGTTCCAAAGTTTTCAGGAGCTCCTGTAATCATTTCAGTTGAAGGTTTATAAGCAGTTGTTATTTTATTTCCTGCTGCATCAAAACTTCCACCTTTTATTAATTGGTCAGAAGGTGCAACAACACTACCTTGAACATTTGATGTACCTGCTTCTAAAGCTGCACTACCTGAAGTAGCACCTTCTGCTGCTGCAGTTTCTAATCCTTTTGCTAATGCTCTTTGTTGTGCATAATTAGAAATACCTTTTAAAGCACCTCCAGTTACACCAGAAATAGCTGCCTGTTTAAATATATCAGAACCTGTTTTTCCTGAAGCTAAAGCTCCAAGACCACCACCAATAAAACTAGCTAATCCATACTTTGCTGCACCACCTAATCCTGCATAAGATTTAAATAAACCTAGTCCTTTAGGACCTAATAGACCAGGAGCAGCTAATCCTATAGCAATGGGTGCAATAGTTTTAAATGCTTTAGACTTTGCAATATTTTTAAAAGGTTTTATAATACTTTTTAAACCCCAAGCTTCTGGTAAACCTGTTATAGGATTATATGTAATATTTCCAAGAGACATTAATCCTTGTAACTCATCAGGTCTTACATGTATTAAAACACTATCACCAAATCTACCATATGATGCTAAATCTTGAGCAGTATCTGCTATCGAACCTCCTTCTTCCATTTGAACTGTAGGTAAATCTCGCAGTCCTTGCATGGCTCGTAGCCTATCTATTGCTTGTGTACTTTGTATAGAATCTTGAAAGTTATCAAGCTGTTCTATACGATTTATTGTGGGATTCATCATCATTTTTTTATACCTCTTGGATTCATATAGTTAGATTGTGGGGTTGTATTATTTGCTATAAAGTTACTACTATTATACACTATTTTTTGAGAGTTTGCTATAGGTTCTACCTTTTGTTGTAAATTAAATATAGTAGGTATACTACCTTGACCTGTATTTAAATTACCTATTAATGTACTTTCATTTATAAAATTAAAATATTCTTTGCTATTCATATTGTATATCTAGTAATTGTTCTCTTTGTTTTATAATTTCTTGTTGTTGTAACATAATTTGTTCTTGTTGTTTTAAAATATCTTTTTTACTTATAATATTATTTTCTTCTTGTATTATTTTATCTTTAGGAAATATAATTATATTATCAGTCATTAATTTAAATCATGCCATGATGTTTCAGAAGCTAAACTTACATATCCTTTAAATTTACCAGTTGATGCTGAATAAGCTATATCTCCTGCTTGTGGATTTGTAATATTAGTAACAGTAGTAACTGTATATATTTTTGTTGATGGTCTACTATCTACTTGTATATCTCTAGTATTTAATTCATTAACTAAAGTAGAACCCCATTTTTCAATTAATGTATATAGTTGTCTTAATTCTTCATTATCTTGCATTTGATAACCATATAATTTAGGTATAAGAGGATATTGTTGTGCCATTATCTTCTACCATCTGGTTGCATTGCTAAACGAACTGAACCCCATCTCCAACTCGTATTAGCTGAATTACAAGATACTCTCACTCTCCCTTGCCTTCCTCTTGCTCTCATATCTATTTTAACTGTAGAATTTGTAACTGTATGTGGTGGTTGTGGTTTTTCTCTAGCTGTTGAACTTTCAGGAAAATCTTTTGTTTTAATTGAAAAAGTTATGTTACCATCATTTAATGTAAAGTCTGGTATTACTTTAGATAAAAACATAATTTCATTACCATCTGCTATATCAAAATCTGCTGACTCTATAAAAGAAGACTGTGCTACACCATCTTCTGTATACATTCCATCAGGTTCATTGTTATATAAATTATTAACAGTACCTTTTGTTCCTGTTGTTATTGTATTTCCAAATACAGTTTTATCTGCAAAGGTTGTAAAAATACTTGAACCATATGTCCAATAATTTTCACTTGGTGAATAAATAACATAACTATCACATTCAGTTGAATTTGTAGAAGGATATAACCATATAATTTCTTTAAATTCAGAATTAATTCCACAAAATATTTTATCTTTTTGGTCTTTATTTAATCTATCAAATATAAATCTTCTTATAGTACAATCTAAATTTTTAACTTGTCCATCAAACATATAAAAGTTATCATGTCCCATCCATACTGTTACACCATCATAATCAACTGCAGCATGTGGAGCTATTAATCCACAGTTACTACCATACTGTTGAAACTGAAATGTAAAAGGTGGTCCAACAAAAGTCATAGTCCATAAAGAATTATCTGTCCATATATTAATAGCATTTCTACTTCTTACTCCACCTATTATTTCTGTACCATCTGTTAATATATTTTCTCCTGCTGTAGAACTTAATGAAGGAACCCAGTTAGTAAAGTCTTCTTGATTAGACCACTTAACTAACATAGGTTCAAAGGTTCCATTAGGATTAGCAGTTGTATTAAATTGATTTGCTCCTAAACAAACTAAATGTCTATCATTAGGTGAAACGATAACAGAATTTACTTTTAATGGAGTTGAACTTGTAGCACCTGAAACTAATACAGCTCTTACAGGACTTGTTGATGCATCTGTATCAAAATGATAAATAGAACCACCTCTTCTATTTGCTACAACATCTTCACCCCAGTTATCTAAACTCCATTGTGTTATTTGACTAGCAAAATCACTAGCTCCTACAGATGTAGGACTATTCCATCCTCTAGCTCCTGCTGTACTTACACCTGCATTATAAGAAGCAGCTCCATAACCTAAACCTGTTGCTGCATTATCTATACCACTAGCTAATAAATAATGTATTGTTCCACCACCTGCAGATGATTGAGCAGCACTAGCTGTAGTAGCTACTGATAAAGCAAATGTATTTGCATTAATAACACTTACAGGATATGTTGTTGTTCCTAATAATATATTACCACCAATCGTAGTAGAACTTGTAAAAAAAACAAAATCACCTGTTGCTCTACCATGAGCTGTAGCTGATACTGTTACTGTATTAGAACTAATAGCACAACTAAAAGCACTAGCTAAAGTAACACTTGCAGATACAGGAGTAATATCAAATATCTGGTCACCATTATGTTCATATAACATTTGAGCAGTACCAAAAGCTGCTCTTTTAAATTGGTCATTATCAGACCATGTAATTAAATCTCTACCTGCACCATTAAAAGAAGCAGATACTTTCGCTTCATACCCACCTATATTTTCTGGTTTACCTGCTCTAAAACGTACTTTATCAACATTATACCATGCACCTGCTTCTGCATATTGAGTTGATTCTCTATGGATTCCTGGTTTAAAATCCATCTTTACTAATTTAGAACTTGTTGACATTATCTATTTATTCCTTTAACATGTTTTTGTTTACTAGGTGGTCTTTTTTTAGAACCACTAGGACCAGACCATAATACTTTATCTGCCCAATAAGCTGCACTACACTTACCTTTAGCTATATTTTTAGCATGTCGTGCTTTAAAAGATTTACGTGCTTCTTTACTATAGTTGTGACCCATACCTGTTGAATCACCAAAGTGTATTATTTTTAATTTACCTTCATTACATCTAGAAGCAACGACACCTTTTTTACCATATTTATTTGTTCGTATAGGTTTATTAACACCTTTTAAATTATACTTTTTTAATTTATTTTTTTCTGCTTGAGTTAAAGCCATTACTATCTATCAAAGTTTTTTAATAATACTGAATCTATTGTTGTTGCACTCCTTGCACTATATACTAACATATCTACATCACTTGCACCTGTACTTAATGTAGGTGCTGCTGCAGATACAAACTGCCATGCTGAATTATAAGATAATGTACGTGAACCTGTACTATCTTGAATTACATAAAAGTTTCCTGTTTGACCTGCAGTACAATTAGCAGGAGCTTTTAATGTTCTATTACCACCAAGAGTAACTAAAAAGTTATTACCTAATGCAAAGTTTACACTTATACATGCAGCATCTGTTACAGTTACTATAGGACTATAAGCTCTAGCAGATGTTCCTACTTTTAAAGCACCTGCTTCATAAGTTATATTACCTCTAATAGTTGTATCAGTTGTTACTGATGTTCTTACATATCGTAAATCTGCTACAGATACTTTAGGTACATTTTCTCCACCTGTTCCTATATCTGCAGAAGCTGCTGTACCAAATCCTTGTCCTTTAACATTAGTTGCAAATACACTTGTTCCATCACAAATAACTAAACCTATTGCTCCAAAAGGAACATCATATCCTGTACCACTAGCTGTTTTTATTTTAACTATATCACTTGCAGTTGTATTAGCAGATACTTTATTATTAATAACATAACTTTTAGATTGAGCAGGTATTATCATTGTTATTGTAGTATTTGTTCCACCTACTGAACCTTTAAATTCAATAAAAGCATTACGTGGTACATCAGATGCACCATCTACTGCTGATAGGGTTACTGTAGCATTAGCTCCTATTTCTACTGTAGTATATCCTGCAATAGCATCATCTACTAAACTTATCATGCCATCATTTAATACAGTACCCCAAGTATTTGGATTATCTCCATCTCCTTGTTTTACTAATCTTAATCTACTTGTATATGATGCTACCATTTATTTCTCCTATTCAAATATAAATTCTTGTTTACCACCCATGAGACCACAAGTGATTTTATCTATTCCTGTTATCATGATTAACCAATCACCTTTTTGTTTATTTGTATATAATTCTATAAGACTATTATTAGAAGTTACTGAAAAAGCTGTTCTAGTAAGATTTAATCTATTATTTAAATCATTAACTGCAAAATTTCTATTTGAACAAGTATAATCCATTGTAAGTGTTCTAGTTATAATTTCATTTGCTACTACACAATATGATAATAATAAAAATAATATATGAAATATAATTGAATATCCTATATACTTCATTAATTATCACACTTACAAAGTTTACCAAATAATCTTTTTTTAATTTTTTTATAAAAATCTTTTATTCTATCTAACATAGTTTTGAACGTCATAATCATCACTCCAGTTTTGTATTGGTGCAATAGTTTTTACACTACCATCACTATTATATTCCCATTCATATAGTTTTTTAAAAGCTGCCATATCACTAGCATTATCTATTGCTGTTTCAATATTAGCACAATC